AGACCTGTCCGACGCCCTCGACATAATCGAGGACGCGAATTGTTTGCCCAACCCATTGCACGAGCCAAATCGCCATTGCATCGGCTTGAGCACCTGCGCCTCCAATGTCCCAAAAGGCACGGATCGGCAATATTGGATCAGCGGCAACAACCCCGATTCGTCCTTCAGCCTAGGCGTCATTCAGAAGCTTTGCAAAGTAAGCGCCCTCAAAGGCTTTGGCATAGTCTCCTTCCCAAATGTGATCGTAGCGTTCTGGATAGAGCTTCCGATCAGTCCAGCGTTCTTGTTCCAGAACATCCGGAAACCATGGATTGTCGCGCCAGTTGGCCTCGACACAGATCGAATCAGGTGGATTAGACCTCATGAACTGATCGACCGCATCCTGCTTGCGACGAGGATTCCACGAAAACCAGATTTCTGAATCCCTCTTGCGGATAGTCGGCCTCAACAATGCAAGGCTGCGTTCGCTAAGGGTTTGCGCCTCTTCAACCCAGCACCTATCAAACCCCTCGAAGCTTTTAATGCTCTCTGCGTTGTGATCCTGCATGCCCTCGAAGACGATGAAGCCATCGTTTGGAGCTTTTATCCGGTCCTTCTGCACCTCAAACAGATGGCCGACGCCGAGAGCCTTTATTTTGTCCTCGATTAACAGCTTCGCCGATTCTTTGAGACTTTTGAGAACTTCGCGGACGCAGATAGTCCTCACGCCCGGCTCGCCAGGAAGCACATCCACATGATCGCGGACAACCAATTCGGCGAAGAAATGGCTCTTACCGCTACCGCGGCCGCCATAGGCGCCTTTGTAACGGCTGGGCTGCAAGAGGGGATCGAAAACCTCAGCCGTTTCGAGCCTCAGTTTTCCTGTCACTGGGTCGAACAATGATGTGCTCTATTGCTGTTACACGCATTGCAATCGGATCGTCGCCGTCCTCGCCACCAATGATCGCCTGGGCGGGCTTGCCATCGAGTCGATCACCAACCTCTCGAAAGGCCGCTGTTTCCTCACCGGCGCGAATCAACAATTGGCGCGCGGCATGGCGAAGCGAACCCTTCGGCGCAGTGCATTCCTTGCCCTCAGCCGCCAATGCAGCTTCCATCCTCAACGCATCGCGGACCGGCTTGTCTTTGTTTTGCGAACCTGCGGGGCGGCCCCGGGGCATAATATTTTATTCCCTAAATCATTGAATTGCCGTTCATACAGACACATTCACGCTCCGAAAGCGCGAAGCGGTGAAATTCCTCTACCGATGTTTTCCTTAGATGCCGGAATGCCTGCCGGCGGTCGTAATGCCTGAAACTAATTTCTGACTAAATGCGCCCGTACCTCACGCGGCACTAAATTCCTCGAATCCGTCTGCCTTCAATTCCTTGATGATTGCCTGTCGCACATATTCAGACGCGGTGGTCAGTTTCCTATCTGCAGCGGCCATAATCACATCTGGGAGCCCCTCAGGCACCCGAAAATGCACATAACGCGGAAAGCGACCTTGGCTGTTCAATTCGGCCATCGCAGTCTCCTCAAGTTCAACACCGAAATAGCACGTCTTGACTAAAGGCACAACATGCCTTTTAATGAAGCTAAACACACCGGGTTTACTCGTGGCCTACACAGTGGCTGACCTGATTAAAGCGACCGACGCAAGGCCTAGAACCATAAAGTTCTGGGTTGATCGAGGGCTCATCCGAGCAACCAAGGCCAGCGAAGGCGGTGGCCATGGGGTTCATCGCCAATTTACCCGCAATGAACTGATTCTTGCCTGTCTTCTTTTGCCTCTGGCCATGGGTCGGCGCGGCGATCAGACGCGGACGATCAGTGAGCTGGAGGAGCTCGCAAAGAGCATCCGCGTTGCAATCCACGCCGAACAGGATGTTTTGGAAGAGGCCGTGGCGGGAAGAGAACACCACTACCTAATCCTGACATGGATATTTGGCGGCACAATCAGTACCTGGGTAACGCCGCCGGCTGGCGTAGCGAAAGAGCTATATTTCCCCGGAGTTGTATCTGAATTGCAAACGCATCCCGGCAGGGCGGAGGTTCTTTATCTAAACATGTGGCTTCAACCCCTTCGCAATATGTAAAAAAATTTGACCAAGGAAAGGCACAACGTGACTTTTAACCACGAAATCAAAACAGGCGGCATCCGTCACCGCCGCAAGGGCGACAGGATCGAGCGGGAGATAGTCGACCGACACCGCGCACTCGGCATTCACGCAGAACGGTATCCCTTAAGCGGCGCCTCACGCTTCCGAGGCAGCGGGCATGACTTAGACCTTTATCTGTTCGGCCGGGACGAAGTACCTGCCGTTGCGGAAGTGAAAATCCGTAAAAGCGGAGCAGGGTTCGCCACGCTCGAAAAATGGCTGGCCGAATACGATGCCCTGTTTCTTCGCCGCAATAATGCCGATCCGCTCGTCCTGCTGCCGTGGCGTATTTGGGCGCGCCTTCTTGAAACGGTGCGGCGATGAATATTCGCGCACCCTTAACGCCCAATGTAGAGAATGGGACATCCGCATCAATCGACCGAGTCACGGAGATAGAGCGCCTCGCCGCTCTTGAGTTGGTCGATTATGAAGTGGTCCGCGTAGAACGCGCAAAGGAGCTTGGCTTACGCGCTTCAGTCCTTGACACGCTGCGTGACGAGAAGCGCCGCGAACTCAGACTTGAGTTGCCAAGGGGTGGAGACGGTCAGGGTCAACCGTTGAAGCCAGATGACATTATGCCCTGGCCCGATCCGATTGAGGGCGACCGCGTAGCTTCAAGCCTCAGCATCAAGTTCCAAAAATATGTGCGCATGTCTCAGACACAAGCTGACGTGTGCGCCTTCTGGGTACTCTTGAGTTGGACAATAGATAAATTCTCGCACGCGCCCCGCCTATGCATCACTTCGCCCACTAAGGGCTGCGGTAAGACTACCCTCCTCACGCTGCTAGGTAAGCTCTGTCGCCGGCCCTTGATCGCCGGCTCGATTACCGGCCCCGGCCTATTCCGCGTCATTGAGTTGATGCACCCAACGTTATTGCTCGATGAGTCAGAAAAATATCTGCAGCTCGGCACAGAATTTCATGGCGCGTTGAATCAAGGACACCGACGCGGACAGTCGAGCATTCGCGCCTGTGGCGACAATCATGAAATGCGCAAGTTTGATACTTTTTGCTTGGCTGCTTTCTGCCGCAACGGCAGAACGCCGGACGACCTGGAACAGCGTAGTATCGTCATCGAACTGCAGCGCCGACTGCCTGGGGAGCAAATTACAGAACTACGGGACGACCGCTGTGCAGACCTCGATGACCTGGCCCGGATGTGTGCTCGATGGGCGGACGATTATGCCGAGGAGCTCCCCGACATCGAGCCGGATATGGGCGGCCTTATCAATCGGGTGGCTGACAACTGGCGACCGCTCTTTACCCTTGCCGACTTAATCGGCTCGGATTGGCCGGACAGGATTCGGGACGCCTGCGCCGCATTGATGCCGAAGAGTGACGCCGACTCAACGGACACAATGGTGCTGTTCGACATCAAGGCCAACTTTGACCAGAAGGGAATCGATAGGCTTTTCTCGGAGCAAATTTGCGAGGACCTAGTGGCTCTAGAGGGCCGACCGTGGGCCGAGTATGGCAAGAGTGGAAAGCCAATCACAAAGCACAAGCTCGCCCACCGCCTTGAGCGGTTTGGGATTAGGCCGGAGAGCGTCAGAATCGGTGCCGAAGTCAGGAGGGGCTACTACCGACATCGGTTTGAGGAAGCTTGGCAACGCTACCTCGCTCAAGACCCCCCCTTCCGAAACGCTACAACGCTACAACGCCGATGAAACGGCCACTTCTTACACCTTTCAGACCGCTACAGAAAAATCTGAAGTAGCGTTTCAAAAATGCGAGAAACCCGCGTCAAATGGCCATTGTAGCAGTGTAGCGGTTTCAGAGGTGCCCCAAGCATCGATGGATGGTTTCGTAAAGGGCGGGCACAAATGCTCTCAGTGCGGCAAGGATGGCGCCAATTTATACGCCTCCTACGGAGGAAGCGCTTCCACATGGCTTCACCGCGAATGCATCGAGGAATGGAGGGCCGCCTACGATCAACTCGATGTCCGTAATCAGCCCTTCTACCGTCCAGCACCATGACCCGCCCCCGGCGCTTTCCAGGACGCGGCGATGTTGCAGCCCCAGTTGTCGCCGGGTTGCTCGGACTGTCGCTTGCCGAATTTGAGGCACTGCGCGGTGCACTCCGTGAACGGGATTTTCCCGATCCAGACCCAACCACCGGCCTTTATTGCATCGAAGCTGTGGATAGGTGGCGCCTCCGACGCTATGCCCGACTGTTCCCTGAATTGACCGCAGCGCCCGCAGCGGTGCACGCTGACGCGGTTTTCGACCACAGGCTGCGGCGGCTCAATGGGTAGGATTAAAATTCCCTACTACACCGCAATTGCGGGCCGAGGATATTGGCGGCCCACACGAAAGATGCGGTCGCTCGGTTTCGGAATCGTGCGCTGCGGTCCTGACGACCCCGAAGCGTGGGCGATAGCCGTCGAGTGGAATAAGCGCTGGCAGACA